CCCGAACGGACAAAATTTCGCTATCAAAATTTAAACATGTATTATGTATATATGTATTATATGTAGTGAGTGTATGTATTTACACCACAGTCACACTCGAGCCTGTGGGTCCGTTGTTTCTTGGTGCGCGGGAACGCTCTCCTCAATAGGAGCAGCCCTTATGTTGAAAGCCTTCATACAGAGAGGTTAAAGAAAGAACGATAAAAGACTTCTCTCTGCGTGGTAACCAATCCAACATACGCCTCTTAAACTATACACCGGACCCCCATGGACGAACGGGGGGGACAGTTTTACGCCTTATCCGAGGGCTGGGCGAGTAAAATTACTTCATATAAGTCTCCTTCCACTCAGCCGCCATGGTCGCATATGATTTGTCCAAATTTCGACAATACATTTCTATTCCTGCTCTCTTTGCAACTTCATTCATTTGCGACCTCCTCTCCTCATACTTAATTGGGCCATGATTAAACCATTCACTCAATGCAGTGTCGATATTCATAGCTGTAGCAACATTTTCAGTAAGTGGAGACCCTTTCCCTCTCATAAAACAGTGCAACATTTTAAAGCACGAATCATCAATTAGTGCACCTAGGTGGCACCCAAGTTCTGGGTGATACACACTCTTTCTTTTTAGGAATTCGAAGTCTTCAGGCGGTAGGAAATCTGTAAGTTCAGATTCCTTGTCAGGCATAGTGTATGTTTGACCATACTCCCCTAAAAACTCGGATGCACCTTTAATAGTAAAGTGATGTTGGTCCGGATGAACTGAACCTGTGTTATCATCACCATACGTTGAGAGGGCCACATTATCCCTGAATCTCTTTCCAGCATTGTCTGGATGACTAAAGAAATAGCATCTAAGGTTTAAACTACCGCAGATGCCATTAATTATAACTGTCAAAGAGTTTCCACTAATGTGGGTTCCTTCCGTAAGACCAATAAGATCGCCATTGAAAGCGATAACTGCATAAACAATATCGCCAACCATAGCTTCCATTATCTTAAGGTCTTCCTTAGTATAATCACATGCTTCAGCACAATCTATAAGAATTCGCAAAGCTGCGATAATTAATTGTGATGGAAGTTTCTGATCATACTTTCCATAATCACCACCAATAAGACGATCCATTCCAAATTTCGTCACATGTTGGTGAAATTCTTCCCATTCAGGGCCATGACTATTAATACCCACTGCACACTCTGATACGAGTGGATTCATTTGCATCACACGCAATAGGGGTAAATAGTACTTACGAATGAGGAACGTTAAAGCAATCGCATTTCCATAAAATATGCGACACTTCTCCTTTGTCAAAATCTCATCCTTCTTACAAGCCTTTGCAATGGGATAACCACGTTCCCCACGTCTATAACAATCCTCCAAGCGAGCAATTTCATCGCTAATTTCAGGATTGAATTTGGCGACCTGAAAACTGTGGTATTCACTCACACTGAGACGCTCCATTTCGGCCTCAGTGGGTTCTCCTCCATACTCCTTATACCACTCTAATAATTCTTCTTGTGTAGTGGCTATATCAACATACTTCCTCTTCTCTCCAGATAGAGGAAACCCTATGGAAGTTCCAAGTTTGATGGCATCTATAAACTTGCATCCCGGAATACCTGATATATTTTCCAAATCACTAAGAGGACGCACTTTACACCACATCTTCTTTTGGAATACAGCAAGTAGATCCCATTTGTAATCATTAACTGCCTGCTGCAGTAACCAATATTCAAATGGTTTTGCCGGAATAGATAAATTCTCCAGACATTTTTGCCATCCAAACCATTCAGGTTTCATTTTGGGTGGTCCATAAATGTTAGGTACACCACATACATCAGTGATATGTTCACTAATTGGTGTCACCTTCACATCACTCTTAGATGTTGACATTCCTGGACATGAACCATAATATTCGACCTGTGATTCATGTGGCATATAATTCAGAGGACTCTTAGCATGGGGTTTAGCAGTAGTATCAACAACAGTTTTTCCCAAAACCTGTGTTCCAAAATTCTCTGCACTACCCGTTAAAAGTACGCCATCTATTTTCCGCAACTCAGCATACCCTATGTTGAGTTGCTCTTGCGTGATAGTACCAGCAAATCCTCGTGGAGTACCAGCAACACCTGCAAGGTGTATACCCACTATCACGGAACCTTGCGTTTCCGAGTGTAGGACTGCACCACATAAACCATAAAAGGTATTTATGTTGATGGTGTCATAGTACTTGAGTCCAGGATATCTATAAGTTATATCATCCTGAATCTCCACTTCTGTACCAATGGCATTCCCTTCAGCTTTAATAATTGAACCATCACGATGACGGTACGTCAAATGAAAATTTACTGTATCACTAACCAAACCCGTTGGAAAGTGTTTAGTTAAATCTCTAAACGAACCGCCATTGGGACTGTAACACATCATTAAATCAGTCCCTGGAATGTGGTAACTAGTTGCTTTTTCTAATCGCACAGCAAACTTGCCACCACAAGATTTGGAGTTTTCTTTATACATAGAACAATTAAGAACATCTCCAAATTTGTCGAAATAGTGTGAGGGCACTAGAGCGACGTTTGATCGTGTAAAAAGGACATTCATTTGTCCTGGTGACGAACCCCCAATATCCATTTGACAACAGTGCAAATTTTTCTCTACAAGACCTTGTAAAACTTCAGGTCTAACAGTTTTTGACACTTCAGTCATTGGTAAACTACGGTTATACACAGAAGTCCACACATTTTTCTCGGCATCACGTTCCGCAACTTCTTCAGGAGTCACTGGTGATAGAGAACCTTGCGTGGTTTTCTTGTCTGCATATTTAGTACGCCACCAACACGCTAATGCGTACAATGAAGCTATCCCTATGCTACCAACACAGAGATACTTGAC